ATACGTAGTGATTAAATTATCCATGTTTATTTCCCATATGCTTTTTTAAGATAAAGCATAGCGATTACCTCATAACCACATGCCGCATAAAGGCACGCTGTTCTGTATGCCGTTTTATCTTTGATGAAAGTCATACGAAGCGCCTCACAGCCAATGAAGCGACAACTTTTCCGTGAATACGCATGTTTTTTTGCTCGTCTACATTGAGCGTGAAAGTTTGGTAATAATGATTATCAGAAATAATTGTTAAGGCACCGTCCGGTAATGGCTCTATTCGTTTAATGAACAAACAACCACGACCGAAAACATTGCGCGTTAAAACATAAATACCAGGTGTGAACGCGTGGCCTCCACAATCAACGAAAGCCACAATCTCACAAGGTTGGATGGTCGGTTGCATCGAGTCTCCTTCCATCCGGCAGGTCTTAACCCTGTTTCCAAAATCATTAATATTGTCAGAGCCGAACAGCACTTGAGGCGTTTTAATTGGCTTGTTATAAGAAAGTGAACTTTGCATTTTCATTTCCTCAGGGTGAGTTTGGTCACGCCAGTTAAGGCGTTAAATTTTTCTGGAATTATTTAATCACTGATCTGGCGGAAAACATTTTTTTAATATCAGGATGCTCATCAATAATTTTTTTAGCATCATCGCAGGCTTCATCATAGCTTGTGAAAAAATCAACCAAGATGAAATAGTTCTCATATCTTTGGTAAATTGCAAATTCTACCCCTTCTATTAGATTGGTGATGAATTCATAATTAGCATCTCCCTGATAAGGTTGCGCTGTTTTTAAATATACCCAATGGCTTCTGCTTTCTTTGATTTTTTTATGAATATCAAAGTGCTTATTACCTATTACCGCTTGTGGATCTCTATTCATTTCTCTGGCTCCGTCACTTGCCGATGAAATGAATAATACTAAATGTTTTAGTATGTGCAATACTAAAAGTATATTTTTGTATCGGAAGAATGCTTACTTATTGAAATGTAAAGAAATAAAAAAAGCCTGTCGGGAGGACAGGCTTTGTACTGTTAGTAGCTAAATCAGAGCCACATCATAGCTTGAACAACGACACCGATGATCCTGCAATTGCCGTTGATTGGGATGAGAGGATACTGAGGATTCAATGGCTTGAGGTAGGTTTTCCCTGCGTCGATTACCAGCTTTTTAAAGGTCGCTTCGTTTGCGTCGGTAAGCTTGGCAACTACTAAGCTCCCATTGATTGGCTCTTTACCTGTGTCGATTAAAACGTACATACCTTCAGGAATGCTCATACCAACAGGAGAAGTCATTGAGTCCCCCTGGACTTTTAACCAGAACCCTTGACCTTCAATGTGTGCATCGGAATCGTACCATTCATCAATGTCCTTGAGTGTGTACGGTTCTATAGCCTCACACCATGCCCCTGCACTTACCCAACTAATGAGCGGGTATGTCCCTCGTGGCTTGGCCGGGCCATGATAAGTAACGTTTGATACCTGAGATAACAGCTCAGCTTCTTTAGCAAGAGCAGGGCTGAAACTCGAAATCGGCTCATGAAGCAGTTTCGCAAACTTAGCTGCAACTGGAAGATTCAGTGGGTTTCTCCCGTTCAGGTAGTGACCAATAGCCCCCTGAGAAATGTCCAGTTCGTCGGCCATATCAGCTTGGGTAATGCCCAATTCTTTTTTCTTCGAGTCATACAAGGCCTTAAGGCGCGCTGCGTCTTGAAGCTGTTCTGTCGTCAATCTGCTTTTCTTTTCCATAGCCTGATTTAATACCAAAAGTTTGATTATGTCTCCTACCTATAGTACCCTTCATTTTAATACTTTTAGTAGTATTTAATCGTAGAGGACGTATGAACCAGATTACTCTTAAGGAATATGTGAAAGAGCACGGCCAAGTAAGAGCTGGCGCAGCGCTCGGAGTAACGCAAATTGCCATAAGCAAAGCATTAAGAGCCGGTCGGGAAATCTTTGTTGTGATTTCTGAAGAAGGGACTGTTTCCGCTTTTGAAAATAAAGCATTCCCATCTAAGCGGCGAAGCGATGAAACCAGAGCCTGAGTTACTCAGCATCTCACCTGCCGCTTTTTGCCAGGCGGATGCTGAGTGGATTAAGCAGCAGTTACTTAGCCTGACACCCACTGCACGACAAAAAGCTATCCAGCGTTATGCAGCTGTGTATCAGGAGACGTTCGAGGCCGAACCCGTTTCATACCGTAAGGAGAACCGGGCAAGGCATGAAGCAAACACAAGGCTTCGCCTGTTTGTGAGAAATCAGGGCAGAGCTTTACAGGGGTATACCTCCAAACCTCCCCTGGCTGGAACGCAATCGCGATCCTGATTGTTTCGGGTTTAAAGGTACCCGAACAGAAACAGGCTTAAAGGTGCCTGTTCAGGTTGGAGACCAACCTACCCGAATCCTCATGCGTACTAGGGAAGTAGTACGTTTTTATGGGGAAGAGGGAAAGGGGGGTAAGGGGGGATTGGGTGTAGGGGCAGGAATAGGGTCTTTTCCAACAGTAGAGATCCATTGGTTAAGTAGATCTCTGTCTTAAGGGCGCAATTTAAAAAATGCCCGTATCAGCAAGGTAGTACGCAGCGCTCAGGCGCTGAGACACGAAAAGGGTTCTTCCTGGAAGAGTGATTTTTCAGAGGAGCTGAATCAGAAGGGAGGCTGGCAGCCTTTGGGGAGGCCACCAGCCATGTGAGGGGGAATCCATGAAAACCACATCACAAAATGATTATCTCATCAGCACGGGAGCAGCACAATGGAGCTGACGATCACGCCGAATTTTGCACAGGAACGAGCGCTAAACATGTTGCGCCGTAACTGGAAGGCAAACGACACCTTCATGGTGTACTCGCCAACTGGTAGCGGTAAAACGGGTTTGGCCGCCTTCATCGTTGCCGGGTTTGTCAGCCGTGGTATGCGCGTCCTGTTCTGTGCACCGTACACCATCCTGATCGGTCAGACGGCTAATCGGTTCGTGGAGTATGGGTTACCGGGGGATGAAATCGGTTATATCTGGGCGGATCATCCGGACTACGATCCGGACCGGAAAATTCAGATTGCCAGTGCCGACACGCTTATTCGTCGTGTTTTTCCTGAAAACATCGATCTGCTGATTATCGACGAAGCACACCTGCGTAAAAAACGCATTCTGAAGGATATCGAACGCCTGCGCGGCAAAGGCGTAAAGGTGATTGGGCTGTCGGGTACACCGTTTTCCCCGTTCCTGGGCAAATACTATGACCGACTGATTAAGCCGACCACCATTGGCGAGTTAATCCAACGCGGTGATCTGAGTAAATACGAATTTTACGCGCCAACTAAGCCGGATCTGAAAGGCGTAAAAACCAAAGCATCGCTTGAGTACGGCAGCGATTACAACGAAACGCAGCTGGCTGAAATCATGTGCGGCTCTACGCTGGTGGGCGACATCGTACAGAACTGGCTGGAGAATGGCCGGGATCTGCCTACCATCGCTTTCTGCGTCAACGTAGCTCACGCCAATTACCTGACAATCCAGTTTAACCTGGCGGGTGTTAACGCTGAGGTCATGACCGCCGACACTCCAGTGGATGAGCGCCAGACCATCATTCACCGCTTTGAAACTGGTGCAACGAAAATCATCGTTAGTGTGGGCGTTCTGGTTGCCGGCTTCGATAGTGACGTTCGCTGCATCATCTACGCCAGGCCAACAAAGAGCGAAATTCGCTGGCTGCAGGCGCTCGGGCGTGGCCTGCGCACTGCACCGGGTAAAGAATCCTGCCTCATTTTCGATCACAGCGGCACCGTGCACCGTTTGGGTTATCCGGATTCAATTGAGTACGACGATCTTCCCGGAAAGTCTGACGGCATGGAGGAAAGCGCGCGCCGCGCAGCTGAGGAACGGGCCGAAAAGCTGCCGCACGAATGCTCTCAATGCCATTACATGAAGCCAGCTGGCGTCTATGTCTGCCCGAAATGTGGGCACAAGCCGCTGGGCGGTGAGGACGTCGATACCGACACCGACCGCAAACTCAAAAAGCTGGGTAAAAACCAGCATCAGCCCACGAAGGCAGAGAAACAGGCCTGGTGGAGTCAGATCAAATTCTATCAACGCCAGCGCGTATCTCAGGGGAAAAGGCCCGTTAGTGATGGCTGGTGCGCAAATACCTTTCGCGAACGGTTTGACGAGTGGCCTAACGGGTTGAGCGATTTCCCGATGGAGATCACGCCGACCGTCTCTAATTTCATCCGGCACAAATTGATTGCGTATGCGAAAGGGCAGGAGAAGGCCAAGCGCCTGCAGGAGGCATCAGGCACGGCAGCCCCATCCTCAGTACAGCAAGCACAGAAAGCGATTAGCGATATCAAACAGCAGTTAGGAAAACGAGCATGAAGACGGCAGAAGCGGCAAAAGGCAAGTGGGCCATGATTTTTGAGCATTACGGACTACCTCCGATCACCGGTAAAAACCATTTCAAAGGTGAATGTCCGATATGCAGTGCGCGCGCAAAATTCCGTATTGACGACGACGATGGTCGCGGAACGTGGATCTGTGTATGTGGTAGCGGTACGGGAATGGACCTGGTTACCAAAACCCAGGGTAAGCCATTTAACGAGCTCTGCAACGAAATTGACCGCTTGATCGGGAATGATTACCAGCGAGTAAAAATCCCGACCACCAGCAGCGCTACCAGCCTGCGTAATCGTGTGCTGAGCAAGTTTACAAAGCTGGTGGCGCTCCGTGGAACATCCGGAGCTGCGTATCTTAATTCTCGCGGAATTTTTCATCTGCCTGCAGAGGCGATCCGATTCAACGATAAGCAGAGGCACAACGGGTGCGTGTTCCAGTCTCTTTATTCGCTGGCAACTGACGATAAGGGGGAGTTGTGTTACCTGCACCAGACCTTACTCGATGGAGCGAAAAAGGCAGATATCGGCACCAGCGCGAAGCGACTCAAATCCCTCCAGGAAGATAACTATCTTGATCACGCCCGGTCAGTTGCGATCCGCATGTTCCCGGTCGCCAGCACTCTGGGTATCGCCGAAGGCATCGAAACGGCCCTGTCAGCCCACCAGATATATAAGGTAAACACCTGGGCGACTCTCAACAGCGGCTTTATGAAAAAGTTTCGCGTCCCGGCGGGAATTAAGCACCTCATTATTTTTGCTGACCGCGACGAGAACAGCGCTACCGGGTTGGCTGCGGCCTATGAATGCGCTCATGCCAATCTGCTGGCAAAGAATGACCTGCAGCGCGTGAGCGTGTACTGGCCGGATCACGATGATTTCAACAATATGCTCATGAACGGCGATCAGGTTCGTGAGCTGGTTTTCCATAAGAAAAAGGCGGCTGCGTAATGCGTACTGATAACAACGAACACAAAGCACTATTCACCATCCCGACGGCAGCGCACAGCTCCGCCCTCGCAAACATCAAGCCTCTGCCCGAGCAACGTAGAATCACCGGGCATAAGCAGACTGATGCTTATCTTTGGGTGCTGGAGGTAATCCGCCTGAACGAACCCGCACATCTGGACGCAGCCGAAGCCGCGCTGGAGAAAATTAAAATCTCCCCAAAAGAGGCCGAGGAACGCTACTCGCGTTATCTGCTGGCGAATGGTGGCGATCCTTTCCAGGTTGCTTTCGGTACCATCGGCATGGATAACCCGGCACGGGCAATCAAGAACGCCCGGGAGAACATCCAAAAAGCAGCATCAGTCAGGGCCACGTTCGGCAGCTATGAGGCAGCGCTCGAAGATGTGGAAGCCGAGAGAGTGATCAAGTCTTCCCCGAAATTTATCGACGATCACCTTTGGGGCTGGACTGCGGTCGAGAAGAAAGCTGGCAGCATTAACGGCAGCCGTATGAACGAAATTGATGGACAGCGTCGGGCATTTGTTGGTGGATATCGCGATGTGTTGCCTGAGCCTTATACGCTGTCCGATGTTGTTCGTGAATTTGTTTACTGGGACTGGCTCTACAGCGTTCGCCATACTGCAGGCCAGGAACTTGGCTATGAATTTGGTTACTCCGAGCATCACGAATCGGCTTATGACCGCGAACGCTACCTTGAAAAATTGCTGGCAACCATCAAGCCCGTTACGCGCGTTGAAGCTATCGAGGTATGCCGTTGGTTCCTTGAAAGTGAAAAGGCCAAGTACATGGAAAACCACGGTGAGTCGGTGATTTTTAACCTAGTAGGGGAGTGCGAATAATGAAACTTGAAGCATCGCTAAAACACTTCAGCCCTCAGGGTATGCACATCAGCGACAGCGTGAAAGGTACCTCTCCGGATCGTATTACCGGCACTGATGTTATGGCGGCCATTGGTACCACCAGCTGCCGGGCGCGTTTTGGCCTGGCTGCATTCTTCGGGAAAGCCGGGGTAAGCAAGACCGATGCGCAACTGGCGGTGCAGGCGCTGGCGCGTCACGCGATGGATACCGCACCGAAAAATGTGCGTAAAGCCGCTGGCGGTGAGTTCGGTCACTGCATGCTGGTGCTGGCGCAATTCGCCTTCGCTGAGTATTCACGTTCGGCGGCCAGCACAGCCACATGTCTGAGCTGCAACGGTACAGGGAGAACAACCCGAGTGCAGGTAACCCGCAAGGTGTCGTATCCGTGGGGTAAGGCGCCATATTGGGCCAGCAAGTCCCGTGCCGTTCGTCCGTCTGACTGGGAGCAGTGGCAGGAGGTCAGTGAAATTATCCCGGCGAAATGTGAAGCATGCGACGGTAAGGGCGAACTAAGCGCGCGTTGCCGCTGCGGCGGGAAAGGTGAGGTGCTCGACCGCAAAGCCACAAGCGAGCGCGGCGCGCCGGTGTTTAAAACCTGCGAGCGCTGCAGCGGAAATGGATTTTCTGCGGTACCGTCTACTGCAGCCTATAAAGCGATACTGAAGCGTGTCCCGGATCTGCACGTCAGAACGTGGACCCGTAACTGGAAACCGTTCCTGGAGGTGCTTGCCGACGTCTGCCACAGGGAAGAACAAAAAGCAGACTCGGCGTTTCAGGACGCAACGAGCTTTCGTGATGATGTGAACAAAATTTAGCATATTAGCGACTTTAAGCTTGATTTTGTCCGAACTTGTCGTGTATGCTTCAAATCGTAGATTATTGCGCCTGCACGAAATCAAACCCGCCTCCGAGCGGGTTTTTTGTCGGTAGCATCACACATAGCTAAGCTTTCCGCCTTTTCGTGACGATTTATCGTGGCATACTGTTATCGTGAACAATTGAAAAGAGAAACAGTATGATTACGTTTAGAGACTTTAAAAGCAAAAGAGCTGAGCTAAAAGATAATAGACATCAGTATAAAGAATTAATACGTACATCTATAAATGATTTCATAGGGGTCTATATTAATTCATTGGAATTGCCCGCTGAATCATTCCAGACAGAAGGTTATACACATCATCCTTATGTATATGTAATAAATGGCAACGACAGGTGGAGTCAGTCATTTGATAACCTCATGATTGATAAAGTTGATGGTGCTACGTTTGAATTGTATACTGTGGTTGATGATGAGCCTCCGTTACCTCGGCCAGTGTCTACACGTATTAATGTTCACGCAATGGACGATAATTTAGTTTATGTCCTGCTGGCAGATCGTCAGGATAACAATGTCTCTGTAACTATTAAGAGCCATGACGATTTGAAAGCTTTTAGTGAGTTTGTGAAACAGTCAATTATTTCAAAGATTGAAAGTGAACCGCTTGGCAAAAAAACGAAAGCAGATGAATCAGTAAAACTGTGGGACTAGCCCATAGTGGATGTATTCTTCAGGCTCGTTTACTCGGGCCTTTTTTCGTAACAGGCGAGAACATTGGACTTATGGGCGTTCTTCGGCGAGGGCCACCCTTCGGGGGAAAGAGTGACGATAACCCGTCACAGTAGGTCCAGTGTTCTCTCCGTTACGGTTGATTGCAGTACTCCGAAACAAGCCGAAGATAAGCACCGGCTACCACATTCCATTTCTTAAAGCTGCCATTCCGGCGGCTTTTTCTTTTTTCAGGCCCACGGGAATCATCCTCAATACGCTTTGTTGATAAATCCAGCCCGTCGGGCCTGAATCTTCACACTACAACACCCCGTTTGTCGGAGGTGATATGGCTGAACGTATGCACGATAAAGAGAGCATCGCTGGAGTTTCCTGGCTTGTCGTCCTTGGACTTGCCTGCTGGGGCGGTCTGGTCCGTTACCTGATTGATGTAAAGCAAAACAAGGCAACATGGAGCTGGCTCAATGCATTGGCGCAGATCGCGGTTTCCGGGTTTACCGGTGTCATTGGCGGACTGGTGAGTGTTGAGAGCGGCCTGAGTTTTTACATGATCTTGGCTGCGGCTGGCGTCAGTGGTGCGATGGGTTCCGTTGCACTGACTTATTTCTGGGAGCGTCTGACAGGAGTTAAAAATGCGAATCAGTGAAAAGGGCATTTCCCTTATTAAAAAGTTTGAAGGTTGTGAGTTGACGGCCTACAAATGTCCGGCAGGCGTGTGGACTATTGGTTATGGCTGGACGGGGCCGGTCAACGGTAAAACGGTTGGTGCCGGGATGTCCATCAACCAGGTGATGGCTGACGACCTGCTCACAGAAGGTGTTGTGCCGTACGAAAACGGCGTTAACCGTCTGGTTGATGCGCCCCTGACGCAAAACCAGTTCGATGCGCTGGTGGACTTTGCGTATAACCTGGGTGTTGGCACACTTGAAAAATCAACACTGCTGAAAAAGCTGAATGCTGGCGATTATCGCGGCGTTGCTGATGAATTCCCGAAATGGAATAAGGCTGGCGGTAAGGTGCTTAACGGTCTGGTCAAGCGCCGCGAGGCAGAGCGTGCTCTGTTCCTGTCGTGAGCCTGCGCGTTAAGTTTCTTCTGGCTTCCGCGCTGTTAATCATCACAGGCCTGTTGTCATGGTCTGTTAATCACTACCGCAACAAATACCAGGTTGAGAAATCACGCGCTGATGCGGCGGAGAAATCGCTTAGCCTGGCGAACGCCACCATCACCGACATGCAGACCCGCCTGCGCGATGTTGCTGCCCTTGATGCCCGATATACAAAGGAGTTAGCCGATGCGCAAAAAACCATTAGCGATCTGCGTGGCGATGTTGAGTCTGGGCGCAGGCAGTTGCGCGTCAAAGCTACCTGCAACAGCGTGCGTCAACCCTCCGGCACCCCCGGCATGGATGATGCAGCCAGCCCCCGACTTACTGACTCCGCTCAACGGGATTATTTCACCCTCAGAGAGCGAATTAGCGTTATCACCAAACAAGTGAGCGGGTTGCAGGAGTTCATCACCACGCAGTGCCTGAAGTGACCGTGGTATACTCAAGTCAATTACGAGCAACTATGTGAGGTTATGATGAGCCAGCGTTTTACGCATGCAAACGAAGTAATAGCTATGGCACCACTGAGTGATGATGGCAGTCTTTTCCGTAAGCAACAGGTTTCGATAAATCACAGCAGCGAGTTGCAGTACGACTTCATGCTTCTCAATGGAAATGAATTTCATTTTATACGAGATTTAGCGCTTCTCAGGGATGATGCTGAGTTATCAGAATTCAAAGAACTCATTCTCCGCCGCCTAAAAGAAGAATCAGTCAATTAACCGGTTACTCTTGTTAACACTGATTGCCTCCTGGCGATTTTTTATTGCTATACCAAAGGCCACTTTCGAGTGGCTTTTTTTATGAGCATTACAAAAGCCATTCAGTGAGTGGTTTTCATAATGTTTTTTGAAGAAGGACTTTTCTGTATGGCATCGATAAAACATTCTACTGATGCCAATGGACAATCAAAATATTACGTTCACTGGCGGGATGATAAATCCGGTCACGGTCGGCGGCGTATTTTTAAAAATATTGACGATGCGGCGTATTTCTTCTGGAAAAAACAGAATATTGAGCTGGATTGCCGCACCGCCAACTGGAGCGGTATAGACAATTCCTGGCCTTTCCAGAAGCTGCTGATGTTTTACCTTGGCTATCAGGCTGGCAAGTTGGAAAAAAATATTATCCGGTTGTCGACTTACTCTAAATGTCGTCACGATCTGCTTGCTGTGCAGGGGCCAATACTGGAAAAAAATGTTATTCGTGTGAGCCATCTTGATATCGCTGAATCAGTCCGCCCAGGTTGCCATCGCTGGATCCGCTCGGCATTCTTTCTGCTGATCGAAAAACGACTTGTCACGTTTAACCCAGTTGACCGGCCTGCTCGTCGCCACCGCCGCCCGATAGTTATCCCCTCAAGGGAGACGGTGCGGCAGTTGCTCAACACTGCCCCACATCGGGAACGCATTGCGTGCTGGCTGGGGATTTGCGGTCTGCGCCTCGGTGAAGCGCTGGCGGTGACCTACGAGGATATTTCACCCGAGATAATCCAGATCCGGCGGCATATCGTCAACGGTGTTATCTGTGAGGGGTTGAAGCGCGGGGTGGAGCGACAGGTCAGAATGCCACGGGAGCTTCTGGCGCTGCTTGATGCGAATTTGTTCGGAACATCTCAGCCGCTGGTGTCAAACAGTTTTACCCGGGCGCCCTTGTCTATCAACTACGGTACTCAGGGTATGCTGCAGAAAACGCTGGCAACACATGGTATCAGGCGATTTCACCACCTCCGGCACTTTGCCGTGTCGAGGCTGGCCGCAAGAGGGGTTGATATCACGCATGTTTCCCGTCTTATCGGGCATGTGAACATCAAGACCACGATTGACGTTTACGGGCATCTGTTTTGTGCGCCGGTGGACATGGATCTGGACTGAGTTATCCACATAATGGAAATAATAGGGTGATCCACTATCTCCCCATTCCATGCGGCCTGCGGGTATCAAATCGCAGTTTTGCCAAAAAACACGATATGCCGCATTTTTACCCCCTTTGATACGCCGCACTCGGCACCAGAGAGGACGCAGCCTGCAAGCCAGAAATTGCTGCGTGATACGCCGCACCCGGATCGGGAAAATCGGAATTTGAACAAAAAACAAACACATTGACTTGGGCGGGCGCATGGCTCCTAAAAAAAGCTTCAAAAAAGCCTATGTCGGTATCGTTATGGACATGGCACTAGCCCGCAGCAAGATTAGTAACCGGATGGTTGCTCAGCGCTTAGGTGTGGATGAGACGACGATCCGCCGCTGGCGAAAAGAGAATGTCGACTTTGAGCGTGCCTTTACCGAGGCTCGGGAAGTGCTGGCAGAGAAGATAAATAACGTAGCAGGTAAAAGCCTGGACGTTCGTAAGCGGAAAACCGTCACCACTTCTCCTGATGGCACAAAGACCACGATTGAAGATGTGCTGCCGACGCACAACGACGTAGCTGTGTTTGCTAAAACTCTTGGCCTTGGGCATAGCGTGTATGGAGATGATGATCATCGCCGTGATGTGCTCCGTGATGTCATGAAAAAGAAGGTTTCCGGGAAATATACCGCGCTGGAGGCGGCGCAGTTGCTTGAGGCCGAGGGAGTAAAGGTTCCGGAAACACTGCTGCTCGAGCTGGAGACACCGAAGAGATTCGAGTTGTCCGGACCCGGCGGTGGTGCGATTAAAACGGAGACCACAAACCTCTCTCCGCAGGAAGCGGCCGACGTCTATAAAAACATCCTGGGCTAAAAATGTAAAAACAGGCGTTTCGGCCATAAAAAACGCTATGCATTTTACCTCCTGCTTTATGCATGTTTTATTCACTCATTTTTACCCGGTTTCGGGGGCTTAACCCGCACTAATGAACACTTCACGCATTTACCATAATGAGTCCCCTTTTGATGGTGCGCGTAACGACCATTATGTTAAATAGCGGCCGTTACACGTATTTTTAGGCTAAACGTCAGCTTCATTCAAACAGCGGCGAAGGTCCGGAGAAAAACAGTAAAGACCACAGTACCCAGATTCATACGAATCTTGGTTCACTGTTGGGAACAGTTCATATCCGTTAACGTATATAGGCTGAGCATTGGCATCAATAAAACACCAAGCGTTTGCCTGAAAACTGGGGCGTAAATTATTAGTTGCTACGTTTAGATAAATGATCACATCTCGGCATTGCCACTGGTTCATCACGCTGTTGAGGCTAGAGAGATAATTTGGCTGAGTTCTGCTCTGGTGCGATGCATCAACTATCACTGTGCGGGTTTGCCCTGTCGGGTCTGAATTAAAAGTGGCAAGGATAAATTTTGTGGAGCCAATTTTATGAAAATTATGTTGCGTAAAATGATTCAACAGCCGTTCGAAGCTCATAAATCCCTCCTGTGTGAAAATTGAACAAAAATTATGCCGCTCCCTTTCTCTTTTGACTTTCGAAAACCTGATTATTCTTTGGTGTTCGAATGGAGAATGGAACGCTTACAACGTATCCGACAGAACCCTGCAGTTTTGCCAGCGTTGAGAGCATTCTATCGCAATAACCCGGCCCAGTTCATCATCGACTGGGGCATGACGACGGACCCGCGTAACCTCGATTATGGCCTGCCTGCGACTATCCCGTTTTTGCTGTTCCCCCGCCAGGAGGAATGGATTAACTGGATCATGGACAGGCGCGCCAGTCTTGAGCATGGACTGACAGAGAAAAGCCGTGAAATGGGGTTGAGCTGGACTTCTGTCGGCCTTGCCTGCTCCCTATGTCTGTTTAACAAAGATATGGTGATTGGTTTTGGTAGCCGTAAAGAGATGTACGTGGATTCCACGAGCGACCCAAAATCACTTTTCTGGAAAGCAAGAAAATTTATTGAACTTCTCCCGGTAGAGTTTCGCGGTGGCTGGAATGAAAAAAAACACTCGAGATTCATGGAGGTGGAATTTCCAGAATCAGGGGCGATCATCAAGGGAGAGGCTGGCGATAACATCGGCCGCGGTGACCGTACCACGCTTTATTTCGTGGATGAGTCGGCATTCCTCAAACGGCCATTGCTCATCGATGCTGCGCTCTCTCAGACGACCCGATGCCGTATAGACCTCTCATCCGTCAACGGCATGAATAACCCGTTTGCCCGTAAGCGCCACAGCGGAAATATCCCGGTGTTTACGTTCCACTGGCGCAGCGACCCGCGCAAGGATGATGAGTGGTACCGCAACGAATGTCTGAAAATTGATGATCCGATTATCGTTGCTCAGGAACTTGACCTGAACTACAGCGCATCCACAGAGGGGATTCTCATTCCTTCTGAATGGGTGCAGGCTGCCGTCGACGCGCATATCAAACTGGGTATTCAGCCCAGCGGCCAGCGCCTCGGCGCAATGGATATTGCAGACGAAGGGAAAGACAAAAACGGCTTTTCTTGCCGCTATGGCTTCCTTCTGCAAAACGTGCACGAATGGTCTGGCATCGGCAGCGACATCTACGCCTCTGTCGTTAAATCGTTTGGGTACTGTGACGATTACGGTCTGGATGAGTTCCGTTTCGATGAGGACGGTCTGGGCGCGGGTGCACGTGGCGATGCTCGCGTGATAAACGAACTCAGGCAGGCTGAAGGCCGGGGAACAATCACAGCTACGCCTTTCCGTGGTAGCGGTAGCGTATTCGATCCGGAAGATGAAGCCGTTCCTGGTGATAACGGTAAAGCGGCGCGCCTGAATAAAGACTTCTTCGCGAACGCGAAAGCACAGAGCTGGTGGCATCTCCGCAAGCTGTTTCGTAACACCTTCCGCGCGCTGAATGGGATGGACTACAACCCCGACGAAATCATTTCGATAAGCAGCGAGATAGAAAATATTGACCGCCTGCTGATGGAGCTTTCACAGCCTACGTGGTCGAAGAACGCCGTCGGTAAAATCCTCGTGGATAAACAGCCGGAAGGCACAAAATCGCCGAACCTCGCCGACGCCGTGATGATTAACTACGCGCCGATGGATTCCTCTCTCGATATCTGGTCTAAGCTCGGAGCATAAAAGCCATGGCGAAAAAAACAGGACGAGTCGCCACGGCGGATTCGTACGATAACTTTGTGGCACGCGTTGGCCTGCAGCAGCCTAACCAGCATGCAGCATCAACCTACCGCGCCAATTACACCAGCCGTAACCGCCTGCTGATTGAATGGGCTTACCGCTCATCGTGGATCATCGGTGCTGCTGTCGATGCAAAGCCCGACGATATGACGAAAAAGGGCGCCAGAATCACCAGCGAAATGGACCCTAAACGCCGGGGGATTCTGGAGGCCCGCTTTGAAGAGTTGAAGCTGTGGGAGCGGCTTAATCTGACGCTGAAATGGTCAAGGCTGTATGGCGGCGCCGTGGGACTTATCCTCATTGAGGGTCAGGCACCACTCACCCCGCTGATACTGGACAAGATAGGGAAAGGCAGCTTTAAGGGGCTGGCCGTCCTCGACCGCTGGATGATTAACCCAAATCTCGGGCGCCGCATCAAGACCCTCGGCCCCGAGCTCGGCAAGCCGGAAACGTACGATATCGTTACCACGGCACAGGGCATTCCACCCTGGACGGTAAACTACAGCAGGCTGATCCGCATGGACGGCATTATCCTGCCGTATCAGCAGGCTCTCACGGAAAACGAGTGGGGAATGTCTGTTGTTGAGCGCATTTTCGACCGCCTGACATCTTATGACAGTACGAGCGTTGGCGCAGCGCAGCTCGCCTATAAAGCGCATCTGCGCACAGCGAAAATCAAGAAGCTGCGCGAAATCATCGCCATGGGCGGGAAGCCATTCGAGGCGCTCATCAAACAGATGGATATGGTGCGCCAGTTTCAGACCAACGAGGGGATGTCTCTTTTTGATGCTGAGGACACGTTCGAAACGCACTCCTACTCGTTCGCTGGTTTGTCTGACCTGCTGAGCGAGTTTAAAGAGGACATCGCCGGTGCCGTCGGCATTCCGCTGGTGCGGCTTTTTCGCCAGTCCCCGAAAGGGTTTTCGACGGGCGATTCCGACCTGGCGAACTACTACGACGATATCGGCGCAGCGCAGGAAAATACGTTACGTGCACCGGTCCGCCTGCTCTACGAGGTGCTGCATCGCTCTGAATTTGGCGAACCGCTGCCTGAAGACTTCACCTTCGAATTTAACCCGCTCTGGCAGATGTCGGATGTTGATCGCTCAACAGTGGCAACCAACACGACGACCGCGCTGGCAACAGCAGTGCGCGAACTGGGGATGCCCACACCAGCAGCATTAACCGACCTTCGGGAAACGGCGCGCGTGACGGGTATTGGCGCATCCATCACTGACGAGGACATTGAAAATGCGAAGGCCCAGTGGGCGGAGGATGAATCTGAAGCCAGCCCTCCGCCGCCGTTCGGAAACACAGTACCGCAAAAGCCTGCTGTCGATAGCAAACCAGATAGGGGAGATCGTCAGTGGCTCTTACGATGGTTCAAAGGCAAGCGCTGACCAGGCTGAAAAGATACTGGTGGATTACGCGGACGTTATCGGTGACTGGGCGGAAATGGTAGGGCGAAAGATGTTTGCCCAGGTTGAACGTGAGGAGTGGAACCAGTGGCGCTCTGTTTCTGAGGAAATCGCCGTCGGCCTGCGTGATGTTGTGGGAAATACCCCGGTTGGCATGGTGGCTCAGGATATCGTCTATCGCCAGATACAGCTGATGAAGTCGCTGCCGCTGGAGGCTGCTGACCGGGTGCGGGATATACAGAGCCGCGCCATTGAGGCAGTTATTCACGGGGAACGGCCGGATCAGCTCTACGAGATGATTATGCAGTCCGGTGATGTAGCGGCCAGCCGGGCAAAGCTGATAGCCCGTACCGAGATAGGGCGGGCTACAGGGGCGCTGACACAGGCCCGTGCATTATCCGTCGGCTCAGAGGGATACTGGTGGCGGATTAAAGGCGCAGGAACGCGTCCATCACATAAAGGAATGAAGGATGTATTTGTCCGCTGGGACAATCCTCCAACGCTGGACGGCCTGACCGGACACGCAGGATGCTTACCCAACTGCGACTGCTGGCCCGAAGTACAGATCCCGGCACCGAGAATGTGAAAAATACCGCATTTGGCATCCGTTTTGGGTGAGGTCCAATAGTGACGAAATGTTGCAAAAATGTTGTGATTAAAAACGGGCGAAATTTACCATGAAAACCGTGTCTTTTGCGGTCTTAAGGAGACATTTCAGTTGAGTCCATTTTTGCCAGTGCACTTAAGGACTCTTATGTTAAATAGCCCGATATTTTGAACAATTATCCCACTTCACAAGGTCGTCACTGAGCGACCTTTTTTATTACCCGCAATCCAGCAGGTAACCCATGAAATATTTCTTTAAAACCCGCCTGGGAAACACCCGTTTCCAGTTGGCGGATGGCTCCGTGCTTTTTAAGGATGTGCCGATAGGGCGCACTGGTGAACAGGAGTATGACGCCACTGAACGCCCGGAACTGATACCAGATACCAGAGGTAAGGTGATTGTCAGCCGTACGCCTGAGGAGGTCTTCAGCGAGCGGGCGATAGCCTCCTTTGAGGGCATGGCGGTAACCATCGGGCATCCTCGCGATTTCAACGGGGAAATCATCTTCATCACTCCGGAGAACTGGCGGCAGTTAGCCAACGGTCATATCCAGAACGTCAGGCAGGGGGAAGGCTCCAAATCTGACCTGCTGCTTGCTGACGTCATCGTCAAAACCCCCGAGGGCTTACAGGCCGTCAATGATGGCGACGATGAGGTCAGTTGTGGCTATGACGCCGACTACGAACAAATCACACCCGGCTTCGCTAAGCAGTCTGCGATAACCGGCAACCATCTGGCCCTTGTCCCGAACGGGCGGGCCGGTTTCCGCTGTAAAATAGGGGATGCTATGCCTAGCACGACTAAAAACTGGTTTACCCGGCTTTTAAAGGCCCGTAAAACCAACGATGCCGCCGAAATGGCGAACCTGATCGATAACCCGCCGGACAATATGACTGGCGATGATGTATCAACCACTACAACGCCTGGCGGCGTGGTGATTAATCTTTCTCCTCAGGTTCCGATGCCTGCGCCGACACTGCCCGGTACCGGCGATGAGAATGAAGATATCCCGGCCTGGGGAAAAGCGCTAATTGCCGCTGTGGCAAAACTCACCCCCGTTGAGCCGACAACGGTCGATGAGGATGAGGAAGAAAAGGGCGAAGTCGAGGGCGCTGTGACGGGGGATGCCGCTTACCGCGCCGACCTGATTCAGCCTGGTATCCAGCTCCCGACGAAGGCGAAACCGACAGCGTTTAAACGTCAGATCCTCGCCGCTGCGGATCAGTCGCTGGTTCGCTCCATCGTGGGCGATGCTGATGTGACGAAGCTGAAAAAAGCCACCGTGGATATGGCGTTCAACGCCGTTTCTGAACTGGCTAAAAACCGCAACACCGCCGCGAAGACTACCGACAGTTTCCGCACCATGACCACCCACACCACAAAATCTATTGCGGACATCAACAAAGCCGCGAAAGAACTCTGGGCTAAGCGAGGTTAAAACATGGCTAACACCATTCTTTTCCGGATGCCTTCTGGTATCGCCGGGGGCATTTCACGTTCGCAGGATTTAACTGTAGAGCCGCATATTCTCGATGCCACAAAGCCTTTTGCGGCTTATGGCCTCGCCGGGAAGATTGTCGGGGGTAAGTTCGTCCCCATCGAGGCCGCCGACCCGGTAACGGTGATGGCGGGGATTTTTGTTCGTCCGTACCCGACGGCATCTCAGCCCGATAAAGTTCGTCAGGTTGGCTCTGGCTATAACTTTGCGGGCGACAACATGAAGCGTGGTTACGTCACGGTCAATATTGGCAGCGACGCCTCCTCTGTCGCGCTCTACGCGCCGGTATACATGCGTGTTGATACGCCAACAGCATCAAGCCCACTGGGCGCATTCCTCGTGGCTGCTGACGGTACAAACACCGTCCAGATCACCAACGCATATTTCAATGGCCCCGGCGATGCCGACGGTAACATTGAACTGGCGTACAACATTTAAAGGGAGCATTAAAAAATGCCAATGACCTTCGATCAGGCAACAGTCGACAGCACTGGTGCTTTTCTGGTTCATGAACTGGAACGCCTGGACCAGACGCTGAACCTGCCGCTGACCTCCCAGACGTGGAGCCGCGACATCGAGCTGCGCGAGGACGTTTCCATTGCGGACGAAATCAGCTCTTTCACCAATACCAAATTTGCGGCTGCCGGCTCCCCGAATGCAAACGGTAAGAACTGGATTAACCAGCTCGCCACCGCCATCGCGGGTATGAATGTGGATATCTCTAAAACGGGGTTCCCTCTGGAACTGTGGGGGATGGAGCTCGGCTGGACGGTCATCGAACTGGCTGCAGCGGCTCAGGTTGGTCGCCCTATTGACACCCAGAAGTACGACGGCATGCAGCTCAAATGGAATATGGATACCGACGAGCAGGTATACATCGGCGATCTGGCTAAAGGTGCCAAGGGCTTGCTTAACCTGTCGCAGGTGACCCCGACGAACGCGGCGAAGACCTGGGCAACGTCCTCCCCGGACGACATCCGCGCCAGCATCAACCAGGTGCTGAGCAATGCGTGGACCAACTCTGCATATTCGAAAGTGCCGGAAGATTTGCTGATCCCGCCGGACCAGTATTCGTTTCTGGCGAGCACCATCGTTTCCTCTGCGGGTAACCAGTCTTTGCTGACGTACCTGGAGACCAACACGATCGCGTTTCACCAGAACGGCAAGCCGCTGAACATCCGCCCGGTTAAATGGTCCATCGGACGCGGTGTTGCAGGTAAAGACCGTATGGTTGCGTACACGAACGATAAAAAGTTTGTCCGCTTCCCTATGGTCCCTCTGCAGAGCGTGCCTATCCAGTACCGCGGCATTTACCAGCTGGTGACCTATTACGGCAAGCTGGGCGCCGTCGAGCCGGTCTATCCGGAAACCCTGAACTACATGGACGGCATTTAAGCCTGTGGCCCCGGAAACGGGGCTGATTTTTGAGGATGTACTATGACGAAAAAAATCGATGTGCTGACGGCGTTTAACTTCAACGACGGTGC